CGTCGCTCACCTCGTCCTGTTTTTGGTTATACAGGCCACGCAATTGGCCGATAATTGAATCGACAACTAAGTCAACTGGATTAACGGTGTTTGAAGTGATTGATGTCCGGTAATACCAGTATGAACCAGCTAAGGCGTAAACAGCCGTTTCAAACAAGTCATTTACGCCTTCCATTTCATAAAAACCAGTAACACCGTTTTCATCACCAATGGACTGCTTAATGTAGCTAGTGGCTGCAGATAAGTAGCCTTTTAGCAGCTCGTCATCATCATTACCGTCAATTCGCAAAGATGATTTTAATGTTTTTAAATCGGCTGCCACTTTAATCACATCCTTACTTAGCCGCCCAGATTGTCACTGTACTGTGTATTTATTGGCGACATAGTTGGCTAATTACTTCCCGTCAGTCGTTGTAGCAGCACTCGCCGCAAAGTTGGCCGTTTGGTCAGCAATTTTACTAAACGAACCTGCAACAAAGGCTTCCGTATCAGTAGCTTCAACATCAAAACGATCAATCACACGAATCTTAGTTTGGTCCTTTTCAAAGGCGCCAGCTCCGATATTAGTCGTTAACAATGACGCATTTTCTCGGTCAAATAAAGTAACCGCTTGCGATAAGTCACCATAATACAATGGATAAACTGGCGCCGCTGCTGTCCCAGCATTTGGTAGCCACTTGTCAGCTACCTCCACAATCCGCTTACCACGAATTAAATACTGATCAGGTTGTGTTGGATCTGGTTGCAATAGGTAACGCCCCATAGCATCCTTAACCTCGGAAAGTACATTGAAACCCGACGTATTTGTCATCAAGAACGACGTAGACTTAATGGCAGGATCAACAGCAGTATTAATCATCGTAATAATGTCATCGAACTTAGTTAAGGTTGGCTTCTTTGGTGCATTATTCATGGCTTCAATAATCTTAGTGTTACGACTAACAACAACTTTTTTAGCAATCCATTGGGTAAGCCATGCCATAAGGTTGTCAGCAGTATCTTTCAATAATGAATTTGTTGCCGTCGTAATTCCACCATAACGATGAATTACATACTTAATCAAAGTAAGCTTTGGATCATCATTATCACCAATGGTGGCTGTTTCATCATCTAAATCAATCAATGGAGTGACATCTGACCATTTTTCAAAAACTCGTGATCCCGTCTGGGTGCCAACAGTTTCCCGATTAACGTATTGTTGAAGGTTGTCATATTGACGAACCAGTGTATTAATTGTAGTTTGAATATCTTGAGGAATAGTCAAGCCAATTGCGTTACCAGCTTCGTCGGTAGAGGAGGTTACCAAGTTCATAACTTTCGGGTCACCTTTAATCATGCCTTGGAAGTTCTTGATAAACTTAGCCTTGATGCCTTCTTCGTCATCATCAAGTTGGGTCTTATTCTTATCATCCATATTGGCAATTTCTTGAGCCTTGCGTTCTTCTTCCAATTGTTCATGTAAAGCATCACGCCGCGCAACCGCATTGTCGCGATCTTGTTTCATTGCTTTAAATTTTTCTTGGTCAAAGCTGTCGTCAAGGACAGCTGCGTTTAACTTGTCGTTCAAGTCTGATACCTTTTGCCCTTGGGCAATCCAAGCATCATTCATCGTGTTAATATTAGCCATTAGTTGGCCTCCTTTTGATTTTTTCCAAATAAAATAGCCAATTTGCTGTTTCGTAATTCAGCAGATTGACTATTAGTAGTATTTTCTTCTTTAGCCGGCTTAGTTTTGTCCTTATCAGCCTTGTAAATTAAATTCATTAGCTTATTAACTGCAGATTTAGGCGGAATATGTGAAATAGCATTCACTGGTTGCAATTGTTGATCATTAGCAAACATAATTTCGTCAGCGAAGCCTTTATCAACGGCATCACTAGCGGTTAACCATGTTTCATTTGCCATTAACTGTAGTAAGTCAGCTTGATCCATACCAGTTTTAGCTTCATAAGCACTGGCAATCGATTGATCAATGCCATTTAAAATACTGGCTTCATGCTCCAAATCGTCAGCATTACCAGCTGGTTGTGACCAAGCCTTATGGATCATAATCTGAGCAGTTGGTGAAATGTTGATATGATCGCCAGCCATAGCAACCACGCTTGCCGCACTAGCTGCTAAGCCTTGAATATTAACTGTTACATTGCCAGCATAATTCTTTAGCATAGTGTAAATCTCACTAGCTGCAAAAACATCGCCACCATTGGAAGCAATGTCAACTTCAAGTGCTTCATCATCACCATCGTCATCATCATCGCCACTGTCATCATTTAAAATGTCAGCAACACCCGAAGGTGATACTGCTGGCATTCCAAAAAACTGATAGAAGCCGGCTGTTTGATCATCAACAATATCGCCTTTAATCATCACTTTCTTTGTCATCATTATCACCTCCTTTTCCTGATTGAATTACAACTTGTTGTGTCGTTGGATTCTTAGCATCAGGCATTTCATCCGGGAAATAACCAGTCTGCTGCAATAACCAAGTTGCTTGATTATTGGCAATCGTGCCATCTTTAGCTAGTCCTGATAGGGTAGCTGCAAATGAGTCTCCCAATGGATCTACAGCAGTCCGTATATTGGCCGTAATCTTAGCATTAAGCTTATTATCAAGCTCAGCTAAAATCGCCTGTAAATAGCGATTAAGGGCGTTGGTGTACATTCCTTTAATTTGGTCAATATTACTTTGTTGGTCGCCTTGACCATTCAAATAGCTATCAGGAATACCAAAAACTTTAGCAATTTGCTTACTCGTCCAATCTGTTTGGCTTAACAGCTTAGTAACATCGGCTTTCATTTCTAGTGGCTTGTACTCTTCAAGTGGATCAATAACTACTGGGCCACCGTTTGAGCTATTCACCTGTTTCATGAAGCTACGTGAACGGCTGGCCTTCATCTTCTCACTTAACAGTCCACCATGCTGAATAGATAGCACACCAGGAGCGCTAATTGAACGTGCTAGTGCAGCCAACGTTAAACTATTAGATGAACTTTTGACTTGTAACTCATTCGATAATGCTTTTAATGGACTGTTACCTGTCATACCGCCATCAGTGCTAGCCCAGCGAATATGAATCATGTCAGACTGTGGTACATATTGAAGAACGCCCAAGTTAGGCTCATCAAAAGTAACCGTATAGGTTAAGCCACTACCGTCATCCAATAAGTAGGTTTGCACTTGGCTCGGTCGCAAATATTCCCAGCGTAGATCTAAGCCATTAGGATTACGCCAACGATATGCAAAGCATTCACCACCCAATAACAATTGTGAATACATAGACTGCCAAAACGTGTGACCGTTAGCTGTCGTACTAGGGTTGTTTAGGATTCCCTGCGCTCGTGGCATATTAGCCATTAATTGTACCGTGGCTAAGTCTCCAGATATTTGATTAACCGCTGAATAAATATCTGAATTTTCCAAAGCATCCTTGGCGCTAACATACTCATTACTACCAGTTGGCGACAAAAAGTTAACAATATTATCGTCTTCTACTGGCACGCTTTGAATACTAACTGAATTATTTTTTGCCGTTGGTGGTTCAAAAAAGGGCATTATCAATCACCCCCTTTTTGGCCAGCTGTTACGACTTCTGAAAGCCAGCCTACTAAAAATAAAGCTACGGCAATCGCTAGAACGCCCTGTGCCTGCCCAAATAAAAAGGCTGCATATACCCCAGCAATCATACCCAGAATGAAACATAGTACATCAAAATAATGCCAGATAGTTGCAAAAAATTGTTTAAAAATCATCAATATCATCTCCTAGCAATCCTGACTCCGGGTTATTAAACCATTCAAGGACTTGTTTTTCGTTCATGCGTTCAACCTGTTTATCAGAATTGTTTACGTCTGCAAAGTCCTCAAAGTGATACATGGCTTGGAATAAGGCGTCAATTAACGCATCTACCACATCAATCTTCAACGTGGCCTTAGCTTTATCGACTTGAATACCAACTTTGTCTTCATATATTTCTGCATTCAGTAGCGCCTTTTCCATAATTCGATCATCAAGTCGGTCAACTGACCCTTCGACAAACATCTTCTGCAAAAACTTAGTTGGATCCTTCAATTCGCTAGTCCGCTGTCGAATGGTTTGTAACGGCCAACCAGAATTAAGCTCTAGCTGTTTGATAGTTGGTGTGGCTCCCCAAGCATCATAACCAAAAAATACCACCTCTAACCGGTGACGCTCAACAAAGTTAAGCAACCACTGATAAACTTGCTCGTCATTGATTAGTCCTTGTGGATGGCTACTAATTGTGCAAAATCCCCTTTTAGCTAAGTCCCGATAATTAATACCGTCTTGTTTTTCTTTGGCTTCAATCGAACCAGCTTTCTGCCAGGGAATAAAGCTGTGTTGATAAATAAACCATCGCGATTTACCATTATTATCACGATAAGGAAACACAAACGCTAGCGCCGTGTTATCGCTAAACATTGAATAATCAAAACCAATATAAACTTGCCGATCTTCAAAGCTAAATGATGGCACGATGGCTTTTTCAACGTCAGGCAGCTTCAAAAAACTGTCAGTCGATTGTTCTAGCCACAAGTTGAGATTTTTATTTTGAAAGTCGTTGAGTGTGCCCGACAAAGCGTCGGAATCACGCTTATCCGTCAAGCCGTTAAGCAGCACTTCTCGTTGGCTCGGTAAATCTAGTAAGGGATTACTTTTAACCCACATATCAGGCTTATAAGTTTCGCCCAGATTGTCCTGCGACCAAATAAGACCCAAATATGTATCAGCATCGCGTAAATAATCTTGTTCCATGGCTTGCTGGATCATACGCTCATCATCGTGAAATGGTACGGTTGGATCAGGATATGCCGTTGAAATTTGAATAAATTGCTTATTACGCACCTTAACTTGCCCTGACACAATCTTAGAAATCTTTTGCCGTGTCTTAATTTCACCAATTTCATCAAAAATAGCAGTTGTAAAGTGAAAGCTATCATACTGACCAGCCTCATGACTGATTGCTCGCAGTTTGTTATTAGTCTTGCTCATTGTGACTTGGTCTGCTTGTGAGGATAGCGTCCGAGTATCTAACCCACTATCAGCAATCAACGACTTAAATGGCTCAATAGTTGCAATCTTAGCAAGCATTGACTTAATGTAGCCTAGAATCTTACTCGTTTGTTTGTAATTAATGGATGAGACTAAATAATCTTGGTTAGATAGTCCCAATGACTCAATTAAATAACTATAGGCAGTAATAATCGCCATAAGATAAGTTTTACCTTGGCCTCGTGCAACGGAAACAATTGCCCGTGAAAAGCGCTTGCCACCATCATCATTACGCCAGCCAATCAGCATAGCCATAATGAATTTTTGCCACGGCATAAGCTTAGTTGGTTCGCCTGTATCAACGTTCGGACAGATGGAAGCAAATTTAAGTACTTGATCCACTCGTTTTACCGAGTAAGCAAACGGGAATTCAGTGCTACCTTGCCGTTGTAAATCTCGGATATGGCGAAAAGCCGCTAATTTAATTAAATAACCAGTGGTTACCTTCTCATCGAGGACGTCAAAGGCGTACTTTGTGCCAGGATCAGTGTATTGTTGGCGAATTGCTGAGCAGTCTAATGATTGATAAGATCCAATAACATCATGTGTTTGTGTTAAATCAATCTTCATTATTAGCCTCCTAGAAATTCTTTCATTCGATCAGCGACGCTACGCTCGTCTTTGTGGTCATCTAAGTTTAACTTGAGCAAATCACTACGTGACTTAGGAGATAGTCCCAGTTCAGCGCCTAACTTTGTTAGATTTTTAACGGCTGAATCGTAAATTTGTGTCATGGGATTACGCTTGTAACCCACGAAGTCTCGACCAATTTTTTTACCGGTCTGATCTTGTAACGTTTTATAGATTGCTTGGACTTCACCGTTTTCCTGAATATGTTTATACGCATTGCGATAAATCTCATATTGGGAAGCATATTGCTCTACAAGCCCACTATCAATGCGCTTAACCGGGGTATTTTCTTCTAAAAAAGGCACTAATCGACGCCAAACGACCTTAGCTTGCCGGCCTAAGTAAGCTGGCGGTGTGCGCGTTAATTGACCATCGTTGACGTCTTTATCCATTTTTTTCATTTTATCTGCCTCCTTTTATTATTTGGTGACCCCCCCTACCTAAAAAGTTTCAAAAATTGTTTCTATCACAAAATGACGCCAATGTGTGTGCTCTTCCTGGGACGTGTTAGGGGGCGGGGGTTGTTTTAATTCTCATCGTGACTAACTACATTCATAAAATTAAAGCCGCTCAAATCGAACGACAAGTGCCAATAAATTGATTTAACTTATTTCAAACTTTATTTCTCATTTATTTAATCCATGACGCCGGATTAACCTTTTTAGTAATCGTCTCTGCATCCAAGTAAGCTTGCCACTAATCACTTCTAAAGGTGCAATGGTCTTATCTAATACCACAACTTTATCAGTGGCACCTATTTGCTTATGCCACATGTTTATAATCGCATCCTTTTGCTGTTGGTCTAGGATACCATTGAAGTGAATAATCCACAGATTGATTGATTCAATATAATATGATTTCAATACCTTCACTCCTTAT